AGAAGCAATTAATGGTATTGTCAATCGTAATAAACCTGAAGAGTTGGTTAAGAGAAAAGATTGGGTTGAGTCAGTAGTTCCTAAAATAATGATGGTTTCTAATTTGGTAAAAGAAACCAGCTGGGGCGCAAACTACAAGCATGGTAAAGAGTCTTTCTTAGAAAGCATTAAAAAACAGGCTATGAGTAATATGAGATTATCTAAGAAGCAAATGGAAGTTGTAAATAGTATTTATAAACAATGTAAAAAAAACATTGAAAAAAATATTAGTAAATAGTTGCAGAAAGGCCTTGTGCCATATGCCTTTTTTAACTTATATTTGTATATGAAGAATACGGATTTATTAGAACATATCATAAAAGTATTTGATGGTGTTATCATAGAAGATAACCAATGGTCAGTAGAAGGTTCTGCCGGTAAGAGGTATATTGTAGAATGGGATAAGTACCAACGAAAATATAGTTGTAATTGTAAAGGTTATATTTATAGACATAAATGTAGACATACTACAGAAATTAGTAATGGGATTAAAAAATCACTTTTAAGTTGAATAAAAAATTAATAAAAATAATACTTGACATTATCAAATATTATGTGTATATTTAGGTATGAATAAAGGGAGAGACATGAAGAACTTAAAAATAAACGCTTTCGGTGATGTGGTAGAAAGAGGTCTGTATGACTATGGTACTCACAAGAATCAATTAAATCTATTTGATAATCTAAATGAGATTGTCGAAGAGAATAGAACTGCTAATGATATATTAGATTTTTTATTTAACAGAAAAAGGAAAACACTAAGATGAATAAAAACGTAAGTTCATATCAATCAATGTCTTGTACTAAATGTACTAGGTTAGTTAGTAATGTAGGAGAGCGTGCTAAGAGTGTTATATGTTCATATTGTACTATGATGTTAGTTGGAATGCCAAAAGAACCTATACAACGGGTATCATCAGGTAGACCAGCTGGATGGCATTTTATGGGTGAGTTCGTAGATAAAGATGGAACTGTATTTCATAGAGGTAAAGAACAACCTAAGTTGTTTGGTACTCTTAAACCTACTAAGGTTACACCTAAAAAGAAAACTAAAACTAAACGTAGGTCTAAACAAGAGATACTTCTTGCAAGGGCTACTGAGAAAAAGGCAGCTTTAAAAAAGGCTGTACAAAAACAAAAAGATTTTATCAACCATAAGTTTGGAGAATAATAATGGCTAAGAAAACAGATAACGTAAAAGGTCAATTTGACCACTACAAGAAATGGACAACCGATCAAGGTTATGTATTCCTTGCTACGGATGAAGAAGATGCTAAGTTGTATCTTAAAGTAACAGGTATACATCTAGGTACTCTTAAAGAAGTGGTGGTTGATTGATGGCATTTCATGATAACTTAATCAGAAAACGTGATGGTTCGTATACATTAAAACATAAGACCAAAAAACACAAAGAAGGTGAGTGCCTTGATTGTGGTGAAAATGCTAAGGATAGAGCGTTGGGTGGTTTGTATAGATTTAAAACAGATGATATGTTATTAATTAGACAACATATTGAAGATCACCTTACATTTTATTCGAGTGTACAGAGTATAACACCAGAGTATTGTAATACTTGTCAATCATTAAAACAATATATAAGTAAATTACATTCCAACAAGAGTAACTTTATAGCATGAAAAAAATAATTGATTGTTTTAAAGAAGAGAACCTGATAATACAAAGGAAATTAAAAGAGGTGTCGGTTGAAGAAGGATTAGAAATCGCCACAGAATTATTTCAGATACTCAACAACCGAAAAGATGGAATTGGTCTTGCTGCGAATCAAGTTGGTATTGATGCACAAGTAGCTGTTCTTAATGTTAGAGAACCAATCGTTCTTATAAATCCTCAAATTATATCAAAGACAACTGAAATACCGTACTACGAAGGTTGTCTATCGTTTCCCAATAAGGGATGCCATACAATGAGATATGAAACAATAGAGATTATAACAGCACAAACAGAAGGTACTATAATATTTAGTGGTATTGATGCTGGTGAAATAGGTGAGGGTACTTGGGAAACTGATAAGATAAAACAAGATAGAGAACTTAGAACACTTGAAGCTGTATGTGTTCAACATGAAATTGATCACCTTAATGGTATGAGAATCTTAGATAGACAAGTGGATACTACCATCAGAGTTAAAAAGAAAATAGGTAGAAATCATCTTGTTACAATTAAAAAAGGTGATGCAGTTAAAGTATTGAAATACAAAAAAGTAGAAAAGTTTTTAAATGATGGTTGGAATATTCACCAATAATAAGTAATAAACACAAAGGAGTCAATAATGGCTAGTAGTAAAAAACAAAAAAAAGTAGCTTCACATTTAACTTTCAATGAAGCCGCGGAAATGATCGGAGTAGCCCCCACGACAATATCCAATTACGCTAAAAAATACAATATCCCAAAAGGTTCAATGATTGTAGGTGGTCGAATAACAGGTGTTGTATCTAGGAAAGCCTTTCTTAATTTTGTTAAAGAAAAAAATTATGATAGAAAAAATGATCAGGTGATTTGGGATAATTAAATTCCAAATATATATATTCCGAGTGGTATTTATATACTACTCGGATAAGTAAAAAATATTGTATAAAAAAATAAACAGATATTTACTAAACAAGAGGAATTAAAATGGATAATCATATACTAGAAAAAGTTCTTAATAAAATTGAAGAAGCTATAGCAGATGAGGATTGGGAATTAATTGAAGAAGCTGCTGATGAAATCAGAGAGATTATGGACAACCCATTAGACGAATACGATTTGGAGAAGTGGAGTTAAAATGAAAACTTTGGGGTTGAAATGGTATCGCCAGGTGTTATTTGATAATAGAGTGCAGCAGAGATTGAGTATGTCTCGAACAAAAGACTCAACAAACCAAAATGGCGATAATTCGCTTGAAGGGTTGAATATAGATTGGCATATGGCTGAGTACGATGTACCAGCTTTACCAATCAGCCGTAAGGCAGATGTTCAATCAACCTACGCATACTCTGCTTAAGTTACTGAGTCGTTTAACACTCGGTCATAAAAGAAGTTAGACAAACTCTCTTTAGTTAGGATGGAAGTTAGAGATTAAAGAAACTACCAGTTGGTTACTCTGAGTAAAGTAACAAGTTGTTTGTTAGTTGCTACTTATAGAAACTAAACTAAGCTGTGAATGACTTGTTTGATAAAACGATCTGTACGGGGGTTCGATTCCCCCCAGCTCCACTAACTTAGGAAACAATATGCCACGAATAAAAAGAACACTTGGAATTAAAACAAGAAAGTTTGATGACCAAACTTTTGAAAATGATTTCAGATATCCACCAAAGCCAGATTCATATTACGATGTAAAAGAAAAAGGTTTATGTAGATGGTGTGATAGTATAATAAATAGTGAAAGTGGTATACGTAACATGAGAGCAAGTTGGCATCCTGATTGTAGTGATGACTATCTGATGTTGTATAATTCAAAACACATCAGAACATACATAAAGAAAAGAGATTATTGTGAATGTAATGAATGTGGTGAATACGATCCAAGATTTCAGATAGATCATATCAAACCATTATATGAACAAAAATATAAAACGGTTAATCAAGTGGATTGGTCGTATTGGGATGAAAAAAATCTACAGACGTTATGTCGTGAATGTCATAAGAAGAAGACTAAAACAGATATGGGAAATTTAAAATTGTTAAATGAAAAAAAAAGCTAAATAATGCTTGACTTGTATATGTTTTTATTTGTACCTTTAGGGGTAACAAAAAACATAATAAAACTGATTAACACATAAAAACTTGATATATATAAATAAGAATGGAAGATAAAATGAACAAATATACATTAGCTTTAGCCATTTTGTTAGTTACGATTTCCAATGGATTCGTATCAACAAAGCTACTTGATAAGAAAAACGCTCAACTTAGAACATACGTAACAGAAAATATAGAATTAAAATCTAAGTTGTGTGAGTATGAAGCAAAAGGAATCGATGTGTCGGTTACCATGTACCAACCACTACGTTATCAAACAGATTCTACACCGAACATTCTCGCAGATGGAACTCGTATTAAGACCGAACAAGCGTCTAATTATAAATTTATAGCGGTGAGTAGAAATCTTTTGAAACGATGGGGTGGGTTCTTAGACTACGGAGATTTTATTTTGTTAAAGGGTACTTCACATAAAGATGGTGTTTACCAGGTTAGAGATACTATGAATGCTCGTTTCGTTAATCGAGTTGATATATTAGAATCACCTGGTGTCAGACCTTATAAATTTGATAGTGCACAGATACTAAAGACCGATATGGTTGCTAGTAATAGTTAAAAAACGAGGTTATAATGAAGAAACGAGATACAATAATAAGTTGGAATGTAGATAAATTTAATTCCGATATAAAAATTTATCGTGCAGATAAAGCAGAAGCTGATATTTTAAAAAACAATATTGGTAAAATAGTAAATGTTAAAGTTCATAATCCAAAAACTCCGAAAGCTGTTTCTATATTTCCTATTAAGGTAAATAAAGATTTAGGTTATGATGGAACACACGAATCCATGATACCAGATGATCAAAAGAATTGGAGTAAGAAACAAAAAAAATTAGTGCCAAATAGATTTATATTTAAAGTAGAACCACACACCGATCCATCACCTTGGGCTAAATATGTATAGAAGTTATAAAAGATTCATAGGTTATAGTACAGCGTTTAGACAATGGAAGGCAGATTCACATTGTAGTAAGATACATGGTTATGCTTTTTGTTTCAAGGTATGGTTTGAGGGTGAACTAGATGAACGAGGTTGGGTTATAGACTTCGGTTGTTTCAAGCGTAATGGTGTCAAGGAATGGTTAAAAAATATGTTTGACCATACCACTTGTATATCAGCTGATGATCCAGAACTTGAACTATTTAAAGATATGGATGAACGTGGTATAATAGACTTACGAGTATTTGATGATGGTGTAGGTTGTGAAAAGTTTGCTAAATACATTGCAGACTATCTTCAAGAAATGGTTCAAGAAGAAACAGATGGTCGTGTGAATGTACACAAAGTTCAATGCTGGGAACACAACGACAATATGTCTGAATATCATATAAAAAAATAAATTGTATTTTGAAAAAACTTTATTATACTTATATAAAAACCACACAGTAGTAGTTGGTTTATTTAACAAATAACATCAAAGACTGTTTTTTAAGAAATGGTCGGAATGGAGAAACATAATGAAATACTCAGAAAAGGTGAAGACCTTTAACATACTCACACCACGTACAGCATATGTACCATTAGATAAAATACATGAACCTGTTGGTTTAAACGGTGGTGACACCGACTTAACAAGATGGAATTTAGATATTCCAGCCGTTCGTAAAGCGTATGAAGCATTAAAAGAATCAATTAAAACTAATGGATTTTTGATTGGTGTTGTGGGAATAGAATTGCCACATGATATCATATTGTTTGAAATATCATACGAAATGGGTGATTGGTTAGCTGTTGATGTTAATGGTAGAGTACGAGTTTTAAAAGACTTGGAAGACGAAGGGGGTATACTAAATGAAGGTACAGATTTTGAAGGTCTAGTACCTGTTATGGATGTAACTCATATAGTTCTTAAAGATAGTCATAACGTAGATGAAGATATCATAGAAAGACTATGGCATACATTAGTGACATTAAATACTAATCAAATGAAATGGACAGATTACGATTTCATATCAACTGGTTCACGTGCTATAACAGACAAAGTTCAAAAAGAAGTTTGGGAATATTTGACATCACAGATGAAAAAATTTCATCCTAATTTAAGTAACAAAGTTGTTCTGGGTGGAACAATTAATACATTGAGTGAAGGAATGAGAACTAAAGCAAACATACCTTTTGATATGAGATTCAAAAGATATTCGGATATAATATTAAACGTGTTAGCTGATATTAGAGATGAACATAATAGTATAGATGCAAAGGCTCCTTTTTTAACACTTCTAGCAAAGTATCTACGAACATCAACCATTAATGGAAAATTCAAAGGTCAAGAGTATGATGATGGTGGTAACGTAGATACAAAAACACTAAGGTCTTGTTTTCCTATATCGGATGAATTATATTCAGATTCACACTTCTTTGAATTTAAACAATACATAACATATATCGGAGATAGACTAGTAAACTTCACACCGCCAAAAGGAGGCTTTCCAGGTGGTAGTATTTTATTTAAAATGTTTATTGAAGAAACCATGTTAACGTTTGATGAAAGATTCTTTAGAAAAATCAAAAAAAATGCTTGACTTATGTTGTTTTTTTTCGTATATTAACATATGATAAATAAAGGTTTTAATATGAATATAAAGTTACCAGTAAACGATAGTAGATTCGTTAATATTAGAGTAAGTAAATATTGGAACGAAAACGAAAAAGAAATAAAAGCATATTTCTATAATAAGTTAATGGGTGTCAAGGGTGAGTATGAAGCTGCCCTTGACAATCCATATGATCCAGACGTTTTTAAAAATCACTATAGTAATGGTGATGTCGAAAATATAAAAGGTAAATTTCGTTCATTTTTACGATTACCACTAGGATATAATTGTTTGGTCTTACCTCTCAACAAAACTAATGTTGGATTCGACTTGTTTAGTGAAGATGCTTACAAGTTAAAAGAAGCTCGTAATATTGGAAACAAATTAACCAAAGACCATATATTTGGAGTTACTGAAGTTGGTGTTCATGTATTCATAAAGTTCAGAGATAGTGGATGGGATTGGAAATATATGTGTGACGAGTGGTTACCTAATAATCTTGAGTTGTTTTTTACTTGTAGAATATTAAAGAGTGAACATCAAAAAGAAGATGAAGATGATAACAACGGTATAGCTCGTGGTAAACATTCACTAGAACAAAAGATGGTATTAGAACACTATAAAGAAGTTGGGATATCAGTTCCGTTAATAGCTGACTAAAATATGGATTATACTAAAACACAACCAATTGGAGAACTATATACTTGTCTACAAGGTGAGGGTAAGTATATAGGGATTCCACATATTCTTATTAGAGTTAGTGGATGTAAACTAAGATGTCAATTCTCAGATTCTTTTTGTGATACACCGTATGCTTCTTGGAAACCAGAAAAGGGTAAGTTTACATTGGATGATATTGTAAAATTTTATGAGTATAATCCACAAGTAAAACATACTATGATTACAGGTGGAGGCCCAACAAGTTATTCAGAGTTATTAAAAGAGTTATGTATTATTGGTAAACAATATGATCACACCATAACAATTGAAACTGAAGGTAGTGAGTTCGTACAAACTGTAGCTGATTGTATATCACTATCACCAAAATTATCTAACTCAACACCAAGACCAGGTACTTGGATGCCATATACTGATCGTGAAGTTACAGAAAGAGATAAACAACAACATGAGAAGTGGAGATGTAATTACGATGCAATGGAAGAGTTGATTACCAATCATTCTGATTACCAACTAAAGCCAGTTATATCAAGTAAAAAAGATTTAGAAGAAGTAGAAATTTTACAAGATCGATTGAACATACCAAACAAAATGGTTTGGTTAATGCCAGAAGGTTTAACACCTGAACAATTATCTAAAAGACGAACTTGGTTGATGGAGTTATGTGAACAAGAGGGTTACAATTTTACAGATAGATTACATATAATAGCTTATGGAGATAAACGTGGAGTATAATATAATAGAAATTTTAGGATGGTTAGGAACAGTTTGTATACTGTTTGGGTATTACTTAAATGCAAAGAAACTTGATATGTCTTGGGTGGTTTGGTTTTTAGGTAATTTATTTATGTTGGTATATTCTGTTAATATTAAAGCCAATCCACAAGTATTACTAGCGGTAGTTCTTATGGGTTTAAATGTTTATGGTTATTTAAATTGGAGAAAACTAAATAAGTGAAAGCAATATTAAGTTTAAGTGGTGGACTAGATTCCACTGCATTGTTATTACATCTCATCAACAAAGGTTATGATGTACACACAATAAGTTATTATTACGGACAAAAAAATAAAGTAGAACTTGATGGTCTAGCTCGTATCTTACATTATCTTGAATATAAAGAATATAAAATACCAAATCAAAGAGTAGATTTATCATCGGTATTTAAATCATTTAATTCTTCATTGACAAGTTCTGATATTGATGTACCTACAGGTAAAACAAATGAATCAAAAATGAAGATGAATTTTGTTCCTAATAGAAATGCTATTTTTTCATCTGTACTTTATGGGTTTGCAGTATCTATAACAAAAGAACAAGATACACAAGTTGATGTTTGTTTGGGTGTACATGCTGGAGATGGAAATGTTATCCCACCTGATTGTACACCAGAGTTTTATTGGAAATTAGAAGATGCTTTTAAAATAGGTAATGTAAATACTGAAAATATAAATTATTATTTACCATATGTTAATAAAAAGAAATATAAAATTATTGAAGATGCGAAGAATATTTGTGATGAGTTAAGTTTAGACTTTAAATATATTTTTGAGAATTCCATATCTTGTTACAATGGAAATGGTTGTGGTGAATGTGGAGCTTGTTCGGATAGAATTTTAGCTTTTGATAAAGCGGGAATAGAAGATGTTACTAAATACGTAGGAGAAATAAATGAAGAAAGTAAATAAATTACCATACGCCAATGGTAATATGCCAGTAACTGATGAAGAAAAAAAAGAGATGATTAAAACAGCTGCTGAACATTATGGTAGATACATGGATGCTCTTAGATTAGATTGGAGAAACGATCCGAATAGTTTAGAGACACCGATGAGAGTTGCTAAGGCTTTTGTAAATGATCTAGCTGCTGGGTGTTATACTGAAGGCCCTAGTATTACAGCGTTTGATAATGTTGATAAATATGATGGTATTATTTTTCAAGGTAACATAACAGTACACTCGTTTTGTTCACATCATCACTTACCTTTTATTGGTAAAGCTCATGTAGCTTACATACCTAGTGAAGATGGTAAGATAATTGGCTTGAGTAAACTGAATAGGATAGTAGAATTTTATTCACGTAGACCACAGGTACAAGAAAATCTAACAATGCAGATACATAAACATATCACAACTGCTTTGGAGAAAACTAATGGTGTTGCTGTTATGGTAGAAGCCAATCATATGTGTGCTCGTGTTCGTGGTGTTAAACATGATGCTACAATGAAAACTGCTAAACTAACTGATGCTTTTAAACTTTCTACAAGAGTACGAGAAGAATTTTATAACTTCATACGGGATTTAAAATGAAACAATTTATAAGTTGGGATGAGTATGATGGTTATATTGATTCTATTGCAAATTGGGTATCTGCTAGTAATTTAAACCTAGTGGGTATTTATGGATTACCTCGTGGTGGTTTACCGATGGCAGTATCTCTGTCACATAAATTGGGATTACCACTACTACTTGACTACTATGATAGGAGAATTATTAAAGATGTATCCAATGTAAATAAAGTATTGGTAGTCGATGATATAGCGGATACGGGTGAGACATTAAAAAAGTTTAGTCCTTTACATAATGTAATTTGTACATTTCATTATCACAAACAATCTATTGTAACACCTGATTATTGGGTACATGAGAAAGGTGATGATTGGATTGTATATCCGTGGGAACTTGTTAACAGTAACGAAATACAGGATTATTTAATATGAGTAAATTTAAATACTTTCCATCTTTTTCAGTAGCTGGCTTTGGTCAAGCTTTGAGAAAAGATTTGAAATTAAAAAATGGTTTGACTTCAAGATTCTATTCAAAGGATTTTCCAGAAAAATATAGACACAATGAATTCTTAATATCAGCTGGTCACTTTTTAAATAAACCTGATCTGTATGGCGATCATGGTTTCACTAGTGAGAATCTAATCATGGGAGACTCTGGTGGATTTCAAATAGCTTCGGGTGCTCTTAAATGGGATAAGTCACTTTTAGAAAAAGTTTTTACTTGGTTAGAAAATAATTCAGACATTGCTATGAATTTAGACATACCACCTAAGATGAAATACGAAGGTATGTATGAAGAGTGTTTGAATATCAGTAAAGACAACTTTAAATACTTTGCAGATAAACAATCTGGTAATACTGATTTTTTAAATGTGGTTCAAGGTACAAATGAAATGGAGTACATGAATTGGTACAATGAAATAAAAGATTTTCCATTTCAAGGTTGGGCTATCGGTGGTGGTGGTAGAAGTATATATGCTTTCATGTCTGGTGTACTATCCTTGTTGAATGGTAAAGAACATTTAAAAGATTCAAACAAATGGCTTCACATTTTAGGTATATCTAAAATCTCTGATTTTTTGATGTTGAATCAATTACAAAAATCGTTAAATGAAGTTGGTTCTAAAATAGTTGTTACAACTGATAGTTCCTCACCAGATAGAGCTGTTGTTTTCGGTGGTTACTATTTAGATTACAATTTTAAGAAAGCTTCCTTTCAATCAATTAATGTACCTAAACATGATGATACTTTTAAAGATCAAACATTTAAATACCTACCAGTTTCTACTGAATTTGATAGAGAATATTTAAGAGATGCGTTACATTGGGATGATGCTATAGAATGGAAGAGTCAATGTACTACTGCAATGCGATTACACAACTTTATGGTTTTTAAAGAAGCTATTGATAAAGCTGAGTATTATGTTCATAGTCATGAGTACATACTAAAACAAGTCGTATCTACAGATATGTACGAACTTTTACAATCACTTGATAAGATGGTTAAAAGTGATAATCCAATACAAGTCTTTGAGAAATACAAACAACTGTACACTAAGATGAGTCGTTTGAATAATGAAACACCAGCTAAAAAACATAACTTTTGGGGAGAACAATAGAATGTTAAAATTTACACCAGAACAAATACAAGGTAATTGGAATCAGTTAATAAAACTTATCGAGGATACTTTTGAAGGTGAACGTAAAGAAAAGTTATTGAAAATGTATAAACACTTTGAAGATCGAATGTGCTTAGCACCAGCTTCAGGAACAGAACATTTTCATCTATGTACACCAGGTGGATATGTAAAACATATTTTAAACATTGTACATTACAGTAAAGAGTTTTATAAGATATGGAAAGACAATGGAGCGATAGTTGATAACTATACAGAAGAGGAATTGATATTTGCTGCTATACATCATGACTTGGGTAAGGTTGGTGATTTAAATGCTGATCACTACATTCCAAATGAATCTGAATGGCATGTAAAAAATCAAGGTAAGTATTATATCAACAATCCAGAATTACAATTCATGACACCACCTGATAGGGGTATTTGGATATTAAATCAATTTAATATTAAGATCACAATGAATGAAATGATTGGGATAAAATTAACCGATGGTATGTATGACGAGGGTAACATCCAATATCTTAAAGCATACGCCTCAGAGAAGAAATTAAAGACTAATATGCCCCATATACTACACCAAGCAGACATGGCTACTACCCGTATTGAGTTTGAAGATTGGGTACGTGACAATACTAAAGAAGAAATAAAAGTTCAAGGTAGTGTTAAGAAAATTAAAGAGGCTGTTACTATGGGAGAAACATCCAAACAACTCACACAAAAATCTAAAGATTTATTTGATGAACTTTTTGGAGATAAATAATGTTGATGTATTTACAAATAGTCGGTGTAGTGGTAGGATTTTTATTCATAACTGCATGTTATGTAATATGGAACTTAACAAAAAAAACAGAACTACTAGAAACTTGGGTAGAAAACTTTACTCAGATGATAGAGACAATACAACGAGAACTAAATGAAATAGATGCTAAAGGTAGTTTTGAAGCCGATGATGAAACAGGTACAATTTTCAAAGCAATAAAAGAAACAGTTAAACAACTAGACAGTTATAAAGGGGAAGAACAATAATGATTACAACAACAGTATCAGGTTCAGTAAAACCAAAACCTAAATTAAAATCAATGATGAAGAAGCCAAGAAAAAAGAAAAGTAAAATTTACTTTGGAACACCGGTTCAAAATGCTATCATTCGATATAATGATAATCCAGAAAAACCACACATTCAAAATAAAATTTATAAAGAGCATATTCAATTTGCTTTTAGTAAATTGGCTGAAAACCTAATTCATACTTTTAAATTTTACTATTTTGATTATCCTATTGAAGAAGTAAAACATGAAGTTGTAGCGTTCTTAGTTATGCAAATGCCTAAGTATATACCAGATAAAGGAAGAGCTTTTTCATACTTTTCAGTTGTTGGTAAGAATTGGTTAATACTTCACAATAACAATAACTACAAGAAGATGAAGATACATGACCAACTAACTGTATTGGACTACAAGAGAAACATAACTTCTGAAACTTCTCTAAGTGAAAATGATGAATTTAATATTGAGTTTGTAGATCAAATGTTGGATTATTGGGATAACAATATAACTAATATTTTTCGTAGACAAAAAGATATACTTGTTGCAGATTCTGTTTTGGAGTTATTTCGTAGAAGAGCCAACATAGAAAACTTTAATAAGAAAGCTCTTTACATAATGATACGTGAAATGACAGGTTCTAATACTCAACACATTACTAGAGTAATAAACCAAATGAAAAATTATTATGGTAATATGATGCAAGAGTTTTCAACAATTGGTAAAATAGATACTTCCAATACAGGTTCTATATTTTAAACTCTTAATATAATAGGTTATAACAACGAATGTAGTCAAATAAAAAAAGGGAAATCAATTACGATTTCCTTTTTTTTTGCTCAACTTTGATAATTATTAGTGTATTTGATAAAATGTCGTGATATATATTATATATCATCATTTTTAGGTTATTATATATTTATATATGAATCAAACTACTTGGATAAAACAATGAGCATAGATTATGAAATCTTTGAGGGTAAATCACTATCATCACTCTTTGAAGATATTTACAAAAATACAGAACACAATAGAAAACAACTAGATGTCTTAACTAGAGAACTTACTAAGTTTATCAAAGATGGCGACACCGCTGTTATGATAGTTCCAATGATAAAAGAGTATTTGGAAATTAATGTTAAAAACGATGATCAACTCGTTAAGCTAGCTGGTATAGTTCAAAGACTCATCTCAGCTGAGGGTAAAGTTGGAGCTGAAGATGAATATGGGTTGTCCGATGAAGAAAAACAACAATTACTTTCTGGTATAGAAGATACTATAAAAGACATACAAATAGAATCTGATAACATACATAATAAAATAGAAAACAAGGTAGACTAAATGGCCTGGTGGAAAAAAGATAGAAAGGATAACAGTGGTGGAATAAAACTTCCACGGCTACCTACACCAGCTGCAATAAGTTCTTATATAAAAAAACTTCTCAGAGTAAATCGAGCTGAGTTTTTTGAAATAGAACCTATGGAAGTTACTAAAACTGATTTAGATGATTGGTCGCAGGGAGCTATTATGGGTACTTTTATTAATGAACCTTCACAGCAAATTAAAGGTGGTGCGGTATTACCATTGTTTCCAAATTCAAAACAAATACCATTGATTGGTGAACACGTTATTGTAGCAGAATATAATGGTCAACATTATTATTATGGTATTATAAACAGAAAAAATTCAGTCAATGAAAATTCTATTCCTGGTGTTGGTGGTGATTATCAAAAAAATACTAAATATGGTAAAACCTTTGAAAGAAAAAACATAAGGCCAGTTAAATTAAATGAAGGTGAAATAGTTCATTATGGTAGGTTTGGACAATCAATTAAATTTGGTACATATCCAGGCAATAATAAACCTACTATTAAAATAAGATGTGGTCAAAGATCACTAACAAATGAAGAAAAATTAAAAAGTGGTTTACCTATAAATGAAGATATAGAATTGGATGGTTCATCTATTTATTTATTAGATGATGGATTGCCATGGAAAACTAAAAAACCTCCAGAAGTTTCAGCAGAAAAATTTGATGGTGATATTGTTAGAGGTAAAAAAATATTAATAAAATCTGACGGTGTGGATATTAGTGGTAGAGATGATGTTAGTATCAATGCAGGGAAGGATGTTTACATATCAGGTGAAGAAGTTTTTATACATGCTCGAGCAGGTAGTACTATAAAATTAGGGCCACCAAATGCATTATTCATACCAACAATAAATGCTGAAGTACTTGGTGATTTACTAAAAAATTTAGTAGATGCATTTGGAACTTTAAGTACACTAGTACCAAAGTTAGCTACACCACCAACTGCAGCTAAAGCTGCTGGTGAAATTGTACAATTAGTTGGACAAAAATTACCTAGTATAATAGATATTATTGTAAATAAAAAATATTTAAATACTCAAATAATGGTAGCAAACCCAAATATAAAACTACCCTTTCCTTCTAAAAAAGGTATTACTAGAAAGAAAAAATTAAATGATTTGAATCCAGATACCCAAGCTGGTGGAACTGATACAGGTACAGGTACAGGTAGATCAGAGAATGGTGATTCGACACGCGACTCTAGTGGTAATCGTGATGTCGGCCCGAGAAGATATTAACAACCAAAGCAACAGGAGTTATCATGAATAAAAAACAATTTATGAAAATAATAACAGAAGTAGTCCGTAAAGAAGTGAAAAAAGAAGTTAAAAAGATATTTATAAAAGAAGAAACTAGAGAAAAAACTTCAAACCAATTAATTGATATTATTCCAGAAATCGTAGAACCTCATGAAGAAATTCATTTTACAAAAAATAAAAGTTTAAACGATGTTTTAAATGAAACTATTGGACTTAGTAAAAAACAAAGTCGATCTGGTGAATATCCAACTTTAGGTGGTGGGACTTTTGATAGTTCAAAAATGTCTGAAATGTTGGGATATGGAAAATCAGATGATATGAAGAGAGATATGGTGGCAATTGATACAATTAAAAAAGCTGGTAAATCAATTGACCAAGTTCCAGATCATGTAAAAAACGCATTAACAAAAGACTATAGTGGTTTGATGAAAGCTTTAGATAAGAAAAAAGGAGGGCCTTTATAAATGCCTGAAAGCGCAAAAGAGATTGATCTCGATCCAAGAAAATATGTTGGGCTATCCTTTCCATTAAGATCGGATAATAATAATGATTTTGCATTAACTAAAAATTCATTGGAACAATCACAACATAATCTTAAAAATTTATTATTAACTCATGTTGGTGAAAGAGTTGGTCAACCTGAATTTGGTAGTACATTAAGAGCTCTTTGTTTTGAACCTGATACTGATACGTTAACTGAATCAATAGACGAAGAAGTTAGAAGAGCAGTAGAAAAATGGTTACCTTATATAAGTATACAACAAGTTAATACCTTAACCGATGCGGCTGATGTGAATAAGTTATTTGTATCAATATCATATACTACTAGTCTCAATCCTGAAACTTTAGAATCAATAACTTTAGATGCAGGTTATACAGCTACAACATACTAATAGGAATTCAAAATGGCTCGTACAACAGTAAAAAAAAATGTAGTAAAAACAGTAAATTATCTCAATAAAGACTTTAATGACTTTAGAGCTAATTTAATTGAATTTGCTAAACAATATTTTCCAAATACATATAATGATTTTAATGAAGCTTCTCCTGGTATGATGTTTATTGAAATGACTGCCTATGTTGGTGATGTTTTGTCGTATTATATAGATTCACAATTCAAAGAATCTTTATTAGCTTACGCCGAAGAGAAACAAAATGTCTATAATATAGCTCAATCATTTGGATATAAACCAAGAACTACTTCAGCTGCAGGAGTTACGTTAGATGTATTTCAAACAGTACCAGCTCTAAATGACATTGCTGATTATAGATATGGTCTAACCATACCTGCTGGAACTAGAATAAATGCATCATCTAATGGAACTGTGTTTCGTACTTTGGAGGATGTTAATTTTAAATCTTCAAATTTATCTAATCAAGTACAAGAGTCTATATTTGAAACCAATAACAATCTTCCAACTAAATTTTTGTTGAAAAAACAAGTAAAAGCTCAAAGTGGAACAATAGTATCAGAATTTTTTGATTTTGGTTCTGCAGAAAAATATACACAAATAAAATTATCAAATGAAGATGTTATAGAAATATTATCATGTACAGATAGTGATGGTAATAAATGGTATGAAGTAGATTCATTAGCAAGAGATACTATATTTGAAGATATGGAAAACAATGTAGATAATGATCCTGTTGCAGCTGCAGATGGGCAAACTGCTCCTTATATTTTAAAGTTAAAGAAAACTTCTCGTAGATTTACAACTTTTATAGATGAAAATGATAAAGTAGTTTTAAGATTTGGTGCTGGTATTTCAGATAATCCAGATGAGGAAGTTATACCTAATCCAACTAGTGTTGGTTCTAGTCTACCAGGCAGTCCAAGTTTTTTAACAGATGCTTTTGATCCAAGTAACTTTCTTAAAACAAGAACCTTTGGACTAGCACCATCTAATACAACACTAACTATACAATACGCTTTTGGTGGTGGTTTAGATGATAATGTAAATTCAGATGACATTACTGATATATCAAATATAAGTTTTGTTATAAATGATGCTTTACTATCAACAGCGTTGGTTCAAGATACAAAAGACTCCGTATCATTTATTAATCCAGAACCAGCTAAGGGTGGTTCAGCTGGTCAAACAGTTAGAGAAGTTCGTGAAAGTGCTTTAGCACACTTTCAAGCACAACAGAGAAACGTGACCAAAGAAGATTATATCGGTAGAGCATATGCATTGCCAGCTAAGTATGGTTCTGTTGCAAAGGTTCACTTTGTACAAGATGACCAACTTAATGCAACATCGGCTACAGAAAATTTAGAAAGAACAATAACTGAAGCTGACATTGGTTCTACAGTATTATCTCTACAAACTGGTAGAATACCAAATCCATTGGCAGTTAATATGTATACATTAGGTTACGACAACAATAAAAAATTAACTACATTGAGTCATACAGTAAAAGAAAATTTAAAAACTTATTTATCTCAATTCAGAATGGTTACTGATGCTGTGAATATTAAAGATGCATATGTTATTAATATAGGAATTGATTTTGGAATATTAACAAAAGCTGGGTTTAACAAACAAGATGTACTTTTAAGATGTGTTAATGAAATAAAAGATTTTTTTGAAATTGATAGATGGCAACTTGGCCAACCAATAGTTTTATCTGATATAGCGTATGAACTATCTTTAGTAAATGGAGTGGCAACAGTTGTTCCACCGGCAGAAAATAATCCAAATAATTTACCAATAGTAGTTACTAACAAATATAGTGTAGCAGAGGGTTATTCTGGAAATTTTTATGACATAACCAGTGCTTTAAAAGAAGGTGTTTTATATCCGTCATTAGACCCAAGCATCTTTGAAATAAAATATCCTAATGTTGACATAAAGGGTAAAGTACTTGGTGATAATTTAGGTGTGGGGGGATAGATAAATGCATTATTTTACATTTGCTGAAAAAGATTCTACTTTATACGAACATAGTGGTAGTATGAATAGTGGGTTAGATGAAATATTAGAAATACGAAAAGATGTTAGTGATACTGGTGAGGCAGTAAATGTATCCCGTATTTTATTAAAATTTGACATAACAGAAGTATCAAAATCTATTCAAGTTGGTAGACTCGGTGGAGCTGTTCCAAAATTCTTTTTAAATTTATATGATGCGAAACCAACAGCTCTGGCAACATCACAAAGTTTATATGCATATCCAGTTAGTCAATCTTGGACAATGGGTGAAGGTCGTGCATATGACAATCCAATTAGTCAAGAAGGATGTAGTTGGTTTTATAAAGATGGTTTTGTAGATGGTACTTTGTGGGGACATGATGCGATGGTAAGTTCCTCTGGTGGTTCTTGGACTAGTGGAAGTGGATTTGAAGGTAGAGCTAACTTCACCCACAAGACAACAGATTTTAAAATGGATGTGAGTGATATTGTATTTAAATGGATGAGTGGTTCTATTGAAAATCACGGATTTATGTTAAAAAGAAGTGGTAGTGTTGGAAATTTAGATGCCAGTACTGATGAGGGTAGTACAAATAGGTTGGGTAATTTTTCCTTTTTTTCATCCGATACACATACTAAGTACCCACCTACATTAGAAACTATATGGTATGATTCCAAATGGGATTCTGGTTCACTTAGTCCATTAACTTCAACTAACCTAGAAGATATGGTTATTTATATGAAAGGTTTGAGGCCGGAGTATAAAGAAAATTCCAAAGCTAGATTTAGAGTTGTAGGTAGAGAAAGATTTCCTGATAAATCATTTTCTACAACTTCTGCAAATTTGGCTGTAAAATATTTACCAAGTGGTTCATCGTTTTATTCAATACGTGATGCTGAAACTAATGAGGTTATTGTACCTTATTCAACATCATCTCTTTTGAGTTGTGATTCTACTGGTAATTATTTTAATTTAGATTTAGAAGGATATCAACCTGAGAGATACTATACACTAGAATATAGAATACAAAGTGGTAGTAATACTGTTGATGAAACAGACCAATTTTTTGATGAGGGTTTTACATTTAAGGTATCGATATAATGCCATATACAGAACAAGAATTACAAGATGTAGATTTTTATAGAGAGTTTATAGACAAAAAAAGTCGTGACTATTTAACAAGACTTGCTGAATCCGCTGAGGCTGGATTTAAAATGGGGCCAAATAAACAGGTTCGTGTTTTGTTTGAAGACATAGAAACAGGAATGGGTATAGAAAATGCAAATTTTAATTCTCCAGCATATAATCAATTTGAAACTGCTTTAAGTATAGGTGCTGGTCAACGATTGTTAGATGTGTTGAATGCTGAATATAACGCTTATTTATTTTCCGAACAATCAAATTCCAATGCTGGATCTGATGCTGGAGCAATGACTGGGCCTCCCGCCAACACAACAACAGCACCAGGAGATGTTCCAACACAATATTTTATTACAGATATTATTAGTAATATAGAAACTTTAAGCACTACGGTGTATAATGGTAAATACAGAGACACTCTTAAAAGTGGGCAACTAGAACAAATTATAGATAGGTCTATATCAGAATTAGCTGATGTTCAATTTGCAAATCCACTACCAAACGGTATATCAAATAGAGATGTTATAACAAATGAGTTTGCTAGTGATAGTAGGAAGTGGTTAATAGACAATAATCAAAAAAGAATATATCCAGATTTAAATACATTTTATGGTTCTAATGTTTCATTTAGTGATTTAAAAACGTTAACAATGACAGTATTAAATACAATACCAGATGGGGAGCCAGTAGAATAATGGCAAGATTAGATCAAAAAGATTTACAATTAGTAAGACGAGATGCTCCTGTAGATTTAAATACAACTGCATATAATTATTTAGGTGGTGAATTTTTAACAAATGAAAATGACTATATAGAAGTTTTAATTCATGACGCTTCTAGTAATTTTTTAGAAAGTATAGTGGTAGATTTTGAGGATTATGTACAAACAGATACTGGTGGAATACAATTAAAAACAGGAACTATACTTAGAAAGGCTGGATATGATAGGGGTAGATTTGTTATTAAATATAATTTTTTAAGAAAAATAGCAGGTTCATATGAAAATGTTTTAGTTGACAATCAAAATCAAATTTGGAACGGACAATATCATGTATTATCAACTGGTCAAATACGAACTGGTGATATTGAAACTGAATCTTCGTTTAGTTTATATTTAAAAGAATATAAATATTTTATACATGCTATATCGGATTCGAGAAAAGAAGTTCGTCTTGCACCACAACCAATAAATAATGCTAAATATTTAAAAGATTTTTATTATGCACAGCGGGTTATGAAAACAATACAATCAGATGGAACTGATCTAGCTAAAATACAATTTGTTAATACAGATGCATCACTTGGAAAAGGTGGCAGTAACGTACTAAAACTTGTCGATGCAAATCAAAATTTTATGAAACGATTTGTTGGTGGTACACTTACAATTCCAAATGTATTTATAACTGGTTTTAAAGAGATACCAAGAGATGCACCTATAGGTACAGCAACAGATTCTGAAGAATTGGGTACATTACAAGCACGGTTTAGACTGGTTCGTGATGGTACTTTTGCTGAAAGAGCTAATTTTGGAGGCAGTTTTGGTGATCCATATTTTAGATCCGCTTTTAGTACATTTAGTGGAGCAGATGGTCAAAGTCCAACCCCAGGTCAATTTCCTGGTAATATTTTAGGTACATCAGGAGAACATACTTATTATGAAATTACCCCATCTGGTGGTAATAAAATGAGTACCATAACTAGATTAAAAAGTGGAACACCAGCTAATTTTAGTCCAATACACGTTATATGGACAGACAACGAAGCTTCGAGTACTATTGTATTAGAGAGTAATTCCATATTACCAAATTTAGATATACCGACAACATACGAATGGAGAATTTCGGGTTGGGATCACGATAGTGAACCAGATAGAGATAATCCTAAAGATTATCAAGATGGTTGGGCATATTACCAAATTACTCCAAAAGTTGAGACTGAAGGTAATTATTTAATAACAGGTGGTAGTAGTGATCCAAAAGTAGCAGTTCCATCAGTTATTATACCAAGTGTGGCAACTACATCAGATTCTACAAATGGTAGTTTTCTTGTATTTCAAGCATGGGGTAAGCACGTTACATATGGTATATCACTAACTGTAAGTCAAGCAACAGGTGTAGGTGAAAATTCTACTTCTACTTTATTTTTACCAGCTATTATAGAAAGACGATAATGATATATCTAATAACTCAAAGGATGGGATAAATGCCTAATAAACCATATATAGAATTACCAGCAAATATAACAGTTCAGGGTGCTGGTACACCAACACCACCATCTCCAGAAGAGATAAATCAAGATAGACCTATACCCTTTGGTCAATCTACTAGTCATTTCAATAGAGATCAATCAGACTATTTAGACAGTGTAGGAACTAATTATCAGATGGTAAGTGGTATGTATAACAGTGCCATTGACGACATTGCAGTTTTTGTTTGTGATTATGGTTCAGATGTAACTATAAGAGTTAATGGTGCATATATAGCTAATAATTATAGCATAGCTCATGGTAGTCCTAGTTTTCAATCTCTTCAATGGGAAATCGTGGATCAAAATGGTGATACTATAGCAGCATTTGGTGGATCAGAAGGCAATCAGGATTATAATTGGACTTTTAGGTTGCAAGATGCCTTTACTGAAGCTCAGATAAGTCAGGTTCGGAATTTAAGATTTAGAGCTAGAATATGGTATACATTAGAAGCACTTGACCAACAAGCTGCAGATCAAACCGATCCCAATGAAGATACATTTGGTGAAGGTGGAGGGGGCCCAAGTAGTGGGGCTGAAGAAGCGTATACTCCACCACCAGCATCTGACATAGTAGAATCGGAGCTATTAAATGATTTTGATTTTATAGTTATACCAAATCCACCCAATGGGCCTGATGAACCAGTACCACCATTGACGTATCCAATATATGCACCACTTGTTCTTAATATTTCAGCTGTTACAGTTAATGATAATAGAATTGAAGTAGATCAAACTTATGATGAGTTTGTAGAAAAATTAGGTGAGTTACCAACTGATCAAGATTTTAGTGCAGAAACTCAATTTAGAAATTGGAAAATAAAATTCCCCATAAATAACAAACGTGATTTAAATACTTACTTACATTTTGGTGATGAAAAAATGGAATTGGTTACAAATGTAAGAACAGATAGTAACACATTTAAAATACCCCCATACTCTGCAGTTTACAAATTATATAAACCACTACCAGAAGATATAGAAATAAAAGACAATGTTTATATTGTAAAAGAAATACTACCACAATATACCGAAACAATAGAGTTAGTACCATTTGATCAACAAGAGGATGTACTAGTATTAAAAATACCAGATACTCCAGAAGATGCATCTCCAATAACAAAAAGAGAAGTGGAATTAAAAAATTATGAAGAGTTGATCACAAATGATTCTAGGCTTCAAGATGATATAATAGATAAATACATAAGTGGTAGTGAAAAACCAGTTACTTTAAATTTAGATTATTCACAATATGAAAATTACGTTAATTTTTCTTCAGCTCAAAAAAGATTAGAAAATTTTAAATATAAAATTGAACAAATTGAAGAAAACACAGCATTAAGTTCTTCATTTGTCGGTGTTACAAGTGGTAGTGGTGAGAGTTTAAAATTTCATAGAAAAATAAAAAATATTAAAAATAACTTTGATGGTTATGAAAATTATTTATATGGTGATGTATCTACATACGTTACGAGTTCTATGGGTGAGTTTTTTAATGCATCATGGCCCAAGACAGGAAGTGGAACTTATAATGATCCGTTTGTACCAGTAAGTTCTTCACATGCCGATTTTACATCTTGGTATGGAAACATACTAGGTAAAACAGGACAATTATACAGTGCTTCATTGTATGATACTGAAAATTCAAATAGACTAGTTAGTTTATTACCATCACACATTGGTGATGATAGTGATAATTCAACTTTCATAGATTTTATGGATATGATTGGTCAACAATTTGATGAACTATGGGCGTATATAAAAGGTTTAGGTGATGTGACTGATAGACAATCTGATTTGAAAGAAGGATTTTCTTCAGATTTAATTTATACTTTAGCTAAGTCATTGGGTTGGGAAGCACAGGATGGTAAAGATTTATTAGATTTAAGTCAAGCTGGGTTTGGACAAAAAGCGGAAGGAGATGGTTTTTCATTATACACATCAGGTTCTTTAAATTCACCAAATGAAGTTGATGTTTCTAAAGAAATTACTAAAAGATTGATTGCCAGCATGCCATATTTATTAAAAACAAAGGGTACTATTGGTTCACTAAAAGGTTTATTAAATTGTTATGGTGTACCATCAACAATATTGAGGGTTAGAGAATACGGTGGATTACAACAAACTAATCAACGAGACGCTTTTGAAATATCAAGAAGGTTTACTAAGGCTTTAGGATTCAGAGGGGCACAATATGTTTCTAGTAGTTGGGCTGATGATTCCACTACGAGTAGAAAACCTGAAACTGTTGAGTTGAGATTTAGATCAGTTAGTGGTTCAAATCAAACTCTTATACAAAAAGATGATAGGTGGGCAATTAGATTAAAAGATAATGGTTCTTCAGATAATTTTGGTACGGTTTCGTTTATACTATCTGGTTCTACTGGACAAAAAGAAGTTAGTTCATCTTTATTACCAGTATTTGATGGTGATTATTATTCTCTTATGTTAAAGAAAAGAAAAGTAGAAACTAATCTATTTCCAAATCCATCATTTGAAGTAAGTGGTTTATTCAATCCACCATTTGTAACACAATCATTAGCTGATACTGCTCATGGTGGTGAACTTAAAATAGTTAGTAGTTCAAATGTAGCAAGAACAGGAACTAAAGCTTTAGAACATAAGAACACGTTAGTAGATGGTACTTCTTATAGTTTATTTTTTAAAAATCCATCTAGTACATATGGTGACTCCACAAGTTCAATTACAAATGCGGTATCGGGACAAACCTTTACTTTTTCTGCATTTGCAAAAGTTTCAGCAAGTATGGTAGATTCTTTAGCTAGAATTCGTATATTTGAATTAGATTCTAATGAGGAAGTTGTAGATTGGTCTGAAGATGATGCTAGTGGATTTGCACTTACTTCATTAATAGGGAATGGTGGAATTGCCAGTTCACAGGATGTTGGTTTAAATGAAACTGAATGGAAACAAATAACAATAACAAAACATATAAAATTTCCACAAACTGCTAAGTTGGGTGTTAGATTAGAAAATAGAAAACCTGGTTCAACTATTTATTGGGATGATATAAATGTGGTTAATAACCCAACCAATTCAGATTCAATCGGTGATACTTTTAGTTATGACTTGTCTGTTAAAAAATATGAAGCTGGATTGGATAGGATAATAAAATCATCTGAAGTATCAATGCTTATATCTGGATCAAATACTGCGTCACAATCATTTAATGCTTCGTGGACAGGTAGTGGTAATTTGTTTATAGGTGGTAATCCAAGTGATCAATTTGGAAATCAATTAACTGGTTCTATAATGGAATTTAGGTTGTGGAATGAACCATTACAAGAAAGACATTTTGATACACACGTTGGTAATCCAAAATCATACGTTGGTAACTCACCATCATCATCCTACTATTCATTAGTAACAAGATACTCATTTGATGACAATACGGCGTTGTCAAATGGAACTACCATACGTGATGTCAGTTCAAATCAAACCACGACTTCAGCTGGTTCTGCGTTTGGGTTTGGTGGTGTTAATACATTTGAAAATGTTGAAGATAAAACAAAAACAATGGTGCCAAACTATGGGCCAAATAGAAAAAGTTCTACTAAAATAAGAATTGAAAATAATATTTTAAGTGGTAGTGCTGCAAATCTAAGTGTCAATCAAAGATTTGATCAAAGTTCAAATGATTTTGCTCCACTTGATTCTGCAAAGGTGGGAATATATTTTTCACCTACAGATGTTGTCAATGAAGATATTATACTATCGTTTGCAAATTTAGACTTTAATCAATATCTAGGTGATCCAAGAGATAATTTTAAATTAAATTATCCTGAATTGAGGGATGCATCTAATGAATATTTTCAAAAATATACAGGTAAGAATGATTTTTGGGATTACATGAGACTTATAAAGTACTATGACCAATCTCTTTTTAAACAAATACGAAAGCTAATACCAGCAAGGGTTAAAGCACATTTGGGAACTGTAATCGAACCTAATATTTTTGAAAGAGCTAAAGCTCCAGTACAAAGAAATAATCCGTCATTTACTATACCTCAATATGAAAAGACTATAAACCTATCAAATTTTGGTTTTAATGATGAACCTAATATGGAAGTTAGTCACTCTGTATTAAAAATTTCAACAGAATATCCAAATTACGAGGGTACGATTGATAAAGAAAGTAGTCCATTTTTATTACCATCATTATATAAATTTGGTTTTAATCATAACCTAGATGATATTGCAACCTATGTAAGTGCATCTGTAAAATTTGGTGGGCCTGATAGAGTGTTTCAAGAAGTTACTGGTTCTATTGTCTTAAACCAAAGACTATCTCAGTATAATCAAGAATACAAATATTTTTATTCAAGTGCTGCAGATTTTGATCGCAGTCAAAAATATACTAGTGATAATTTTTTAAATTTATATAGTTCAAAGTCTTTAGTAGAATCTGATTTAGATGCAAATTACCAATTCAACACTGCAACGAAAAGACTTTTTTATGAAGGGTGTAAGAATACAAAATCTACAACATTGGATGGTGATCAGCCAGTAATAATAAGAACTACTTCACCAACTGTAGCAGTTCCAACCGATATTGGAGATGCAAATTTAAAAGTAGTTAGTGATAGGTTAGGTAGAAAACGACCAAAACCTAGAGTTTGAAACCGATATTAAAAAATAAAATGATAGAAAATATATATAACATATATTTATTATCAGAAAAGTTATATTATAAATTAGTAAACCATTGGAGATAATAACATGGGATTTTTAGATAATTCAAGTATCACAGTTGATGCCATCCTAACTAAAAGAGGTAGAGAAATACTATCTCAAGGTGGTGATTTAAGTATTGTTAAATTTGCATTAAGTGATGAGGAAATAGATTATGGACTATATGATGTTACTCATCCAAATGGAACTGATTCATATGGATCGGTGATAGAAAATATGTCGTTATTAGAGGCAACGCCGAGTAGAACAAATTTTAGAAGTTTTTTAGTAGATAATTCACTTGGTGGAGCTCAAGTTACTCTGGATAGTTTAAACTATACAAATGTAGATACAAATGCAAACATATCTATAAATCCAGTTACACAGGGTGCACCAGCGGAACAATATCAATTTACAATTGAAAACACAAATGTTGTTAAGTTTTCTGGCACTCCTAATAGTGTAACCACAACTGGAGCTTCTATAAATTTAGTAGCACAATCTATAAGTACATCGGGAACAACTACAATAACAATAATTGGTATGCTGAGTGGTATAGTTAATGTTGTTACTGTGAATGTAAAAGCAGATCCACAATCTAATACTGATCCAACCGGCCCTAAGGGTACAAAAGGACAACAACAAAACAATCCAGCGACAACTAATAATTCTCGTGGTGGTGGTGGCGGTGGCCCTTCAGGTGGTGGCGGTGGTGGATCACCATACTAGGATGGCGATGATAGTGGTTAAAATAATTAATTAATAATAGGGTAAAATATGTATAAATTATTTGGAAACAATGATACAAACACAGATATTGGAATTGTAACATCTGGTATTTGGCAAGATGGAGCAGCGAGTATTGAAACTTTTTTTACGTCATCAACACAATATACAAATACTGGTGATTATAATGTTGATGTATATCGATATGACCCATCAAACAACGCATCAGCTTCAGTACAATTTGGTGTAGCGTATGGACATAGAGAAGGTAGTGGTTCATTGGGAACACGAGGTGCTACTGGAGACAGAACAACAGCAGCAATATTTGGTCAGATTAATAATCTGATAAATCCACCTGAAACCACAACATTTACCTTTCAAGATAATACTACTGCTAAACAAATTTATGCAATAGTTCTCAGTAGAGCAAGAATGAGAGAAGCTATTGAACCAGGTGGTTGGGAACTTCATCTAAGTGCTAGTCGTCAAGGAAACATAGCAGGTGTTACTGGTTCGATGTTAAAATTAATAGATGATTCTTCAGTAAATAATGGTGGTAATTCCTTTCAAAGAAATTTTGCACCTGAGTATAACATTGTTAGTGGAACTTTAGTTGGTGGAACTGTAATAAAAACTGCAGCTTCTGCTGAAGGTACTGATGGTTCATATGGAAGTTTTTATCCAGCTCTTGGTGTATTAATATTAAATCCAGAAAAATTAAGTCAAGATACTAATTTAAAATTAATTTCTGTAAGTGGTTCTAATAGTGATGATAGAAATAATAGAAAATTATATAACGCTATCACCGATGGTGGGTATTTTCAAATGAGAAGAAAAGAAGAAATTAGTTCCACTCATTATTTTGTAAGAGCTACTTCACAAGAATTTAATGCTACAACTAATGAAAGTTTTTATACACAATCTGTTGCTGGCACTAAACAAGTAATTGCGGGACTTGCGACTGATCCTAAAACGTATATAACTACAGTAGGTTTATATAACGGTAATAGTGAATTGTTAGCAGTTGCTAAATTAAGTCAACCAATTTTAAAATCAACATCGAGAGAAGCTCTTATTAAAGTAAAACTCGATTTTTAATAAGGTCTGAAATGAAATTCAAGAATCTTGAATCTACAGACATACTACTTTCTTCATTTGAAGTTAATAAAACATTTAATGTAACAAATGAAGATACTGGTAGTGGAGTGTACGCTTTTCAAATAGCTAGAGGTACTAAAGCTACTCAATATGGTTGGAGTACGGACAGTACTGCCAAGACTACATTATCAGGAAGTACGTTCTATAGCATACCAAATTATCATGTAATTAATAATATGTTTTATAGAGATATACAACAAATGTATGATATCGAACCAAATCCTAATAATGGTACTGGTTATACATATGTCGATCACAGTATAGATTATATAGCAGCTGTACCAACTTCGTCAGAAGCTATAATAACTTATACGGAAACCCGACATTTATACGACATACCATCCAAACCATCTAAAGTAATATTACGTAGACCTCACACTAGACAATTACGTGATACCGCTAATGTGATTTCAATACCACAACAACTATTTGGTGAAATAGTCAAACCAGAGTCTATAAGAATTACAGATGATAGTACAGATGTAACTATTATATTACAAGATGATGGTAGAGGTAATTTATATGATGTAGCTTACAGTGCTAGCTTTGCTAGTAAAACCCCAAATGTAAATACTAACAGTGGTAGTGTAGTTGGTAATATTTTTTATGAACATGGAATAGTTGTTATAACTGATACTGGATCGTATAGTAACGTTGGTATAGCTACTGGTTCTAATGGATTTAATTTACAATTTGATTCCACAGTAACTATATATGAACGTGAGTATGTATGTGGTGTTGGAGAAAATGAATTTAGACACAGTACTAATAGAAGTTTAAAAGTTGGACAAAGTGGTAGTGTAGCATTTTCTGGTAGTGGGTATCCGGCTTCAACCGATTTAAATAGCACTTTTAAAAATACAATTGATGATACGTTTCCATATGGACTAACTGGATTTGCAACAGGTTCATATAAAAATGGATTATATGAAGTGGGTACAGAATTAATAGGTGTTGCAACACATTCACACTTTGCTACATATGTTACAACAATCGGTTTATATAATAATTCAAATGAATTAGTCGCAATTGGCAAAACTGCAAAACCAATAAAAAACGAAAAGGAAATGATATTAAGTTTTGTAGTAAGATTCGACACTAACTAATATTTATCATTGTGGTCTTACCACTAACTTAGGAGAAAACAGATGTTAAAAAAACTTATAATAGGTTTATTATTAACCTCATCTTTGTTTAGCCAAGAGTTTTTTACAAACTTTTTTAAGTATTCAACTGCTTATGCAAGTTTTAGTTTAAATGCTCCTCGCTATCAAGACGATAGGTTTGCTATTGTTGGGGGTTTATCTACTGGTGATTTAATTGTAGAAAGAACTGAAAGAG